GGGGCGGCACGGGATGTGGAGCTGTCCCCCAAAAAAATGGAGGACAGATTGTCAGCGATTTACCCTAGTGGGGTATGCCGCCCTTTGTTGCTTACGATAGGCGAACCCCCCACCTGGGGTTGATCCAGTTGGTTCTTGCATACATTTTGTTTGACTTGAGGCCGTTGCATCGTAGGCATGCGGCCAGTAGGTTGCTGGGGTCTACCCCACCCCCCATTGATGCAGGAATGATGTGGTCGACTGTGGTTGCATCGTCTCCGCAATATGCGCAGGTGTGTGCGTCGCGTTCAAGTATGGCTAGCCGTAATGTTTTCCAGTCGGCAGTCTTTAGGTCTGGTCTGTTCTTGCTAGGCATTAGACGATGGCCATCCTGTCGAATTGTCCGGTGGGTTTGGTCATGAATGTTAGGACACCGCGTCGACCTACTGCGCCTTGCTTGTGTTTGAACCAGGTGCTTTCGCTTTCGAGTGCTGGTGTGCAGATGATGAGTCTGTCGCGGCGGCTGCTAATTTGGAACTCGTGTTCGTGTCCGTGGATGAGGATGTGAGCTGCGCCTGCCGGATGGTTGTTGAACGTTTGTTTTTCCCACCATTCCATGGCTTTGCCGCGGTTCCATTGGTGGCCGTGGATCAGCACAAAGTTGGTGCCATTACATTCGAGGACTAGGTGGTCTTGGTCTTTGCCTGGAACGTAGATTTGAACATGTCCGTATCGTGCCGGATTGAGTGCGATCGATTCACCGACTGCGATTGTTGATTCAGTAGCGTGACCGTCAGACGCATCAGTAGTTTGGAAGCGTTGTATGTCATCGTGATTGCCATTGACGATACCCACAACGATACGCGGTGCCTCAATGAATGTGTCGATGGTCCGTAAGAGCATCCGTCTAAACAGACGTAGCTGTTCTGACACAGTGAGGTCAGAGCGGTAGAAGTTTCTCCCGCCTTGAGATTGGTTTCCCTCAAGGTGATCGCCGAGTCCGGCAATGAGAACAGTGGGCCTGCCGCAGGATATCCATTGTTTGCGTGCAACTTCGAGGCTTTGTGTCCATGCGCGGATAATCCCCTCTGTTCCATCTCCGTCTGGTTTGCCAAGTTGCGAATCTCCCATTGCGAATACGAATAGGTCGTCCGTTGTTTGTTCGACACGTTTGGTTGCCTTTCTTTTTGTGAGTTGAATTAGATCGTCAACTAGGGATTGACGGTCGACTCGTCTAGATATTTTGAATGTGTATGACCATGCGCCGCGTGTGACTGCTGGCGTTTTTTTGCCCTGGTCGTCGGTTGCCACATCGCGGGTCCAGGCGTTTGGGTTGTATTTGGCTGTGAGCATTGTGGCCACGTAGCCGTCGGGGATGATTCCGCCGCGTCCGGTGATGAAGTCGTGGAGTTGTTCGTGTGCTAGTTCGGTGTCGGATGTGGCCGTGATGACGGATTCGTCTCCGGTGGCGTTCCATTCTTGGCTGAATACCGTAGCACCCCGCGTGTCAGGAGTACGCGGGGGCTGCGGGGTATTCAACAGTTCGTCAAGCATCGGGGTCGGTTAGTTCCTGGATGGTTTCGTTGTCGACTGGTGTCGGTTCATCGTTGGGCATTGGGGTTGGGTCGATGCCCATGATTTCGCAGAGGATGCGAGTTTGTTTGATGATTGCTTCGACTTGTTTTTCGATTTCGTGGATGCTAGCCATTGTTGTTTCTCTTTTCGCAGCTGATGCATTCGGCGCGTCGGTGTGATCGGACGGATGATTCTTGGTTGGGGCATCCGATGGATCGTATGGTGCGCCAGATGTGTCGGGTTGGGATTTGTTCGTTGTCCATGGCTTTCCAGAATGCGACACGGTCGTCCTCATTCAGGGTGTCGAGCCAGATGTTGAGTCGGCATTGTTTGCCGGTGGGTGGTGGTACTTCGTTGAGTAGGGTTTCTAGGCTCATAATGTTGACTCCAGTTCTCTGATTTTTTCACCGATTGAGTCAATAAAGATTGACAACAATATTTTGGTCGTGTCGTTTTCATCTTGAGCATCGCGAATCAGGTTTGACTGCCACATGTTTAGAGTGTCTATCATTTTTTGCCTCTCGTCTTTTTGGCCTCGACGGTAAGCGATTTCTTTGTCGTTGAGTTTCATTGTGTGAATCCTGTGACGAGGATGATGATGAGTGCGAAGCCGAGCCAGATTGCGACACCGGTGAGGACGATGACTCCGCGTTGTTGCCAGAGTCTGCGCTGGTACATGCGCATTTTGTACGATTTGACGGCCATCAGAATGGTGCTCCTGGTGTGGATGGTGCTGTGGTCCAATCTGATACGACATCGGGTGATGCTACTTGTGCGCCGCGTAATACTTTGACGACTGGGTTGTTGACGTTTAGATCCTGCGAGTGTTTGGTTTCGCCCTGGTATTCGTATTCACTGATTTTGCTGGAGAACTCTCCGGTGACTTCGATGAAGCTGGAGAATTCTGGAAGTGGGATTGCCCAGACTTTCCACTTCTTGTCGAATGTGCGGCCGTCGTTTAGCCGGATTGTTTCGAGCAGGATGAAGCCTTTGTCGCCGAGTGGTTTGTCGACGATTCCCTCTATTTTGATAAATGCCATGTTATGTAGTCCTTTCTCGGAGTGTCATGTGATTGGGTTCTTTCTCCATTGTGCTACTTGGTAATTGTAGCAGTTTATGCATTGGTCGTTTTGTTCGGTGTGGTCTTGGCATTGTGGCGTGTCGGCGGCGAAGCCTTGGCCGACCGGCGCAACATTGCGATCATCATTTGTTAGTGAGGGGGTCGCCCCCTGGCCTGGGGCCGGGGCGCCCCCGAACGTCTCTTTTCTAATATGTTCTTTATCTATTTGGAGGACATGGGTGTCCGCCCTAACATGTCTCATATGTCCGCCCTTGGTGTCTTGAATGTCCGCCCCAGGGAGGACATTTGCGACACTATTCGATGAGTTATCCACAGGCAAATCGACGTTGATTACGTACTTGTTTGTGCCGTATCGACCTGCCTGGCGGATGGTTTTGAGTACACCCTCGGCTTCGAGTTCGCGGATGATTCGTCGGGTGTGCCGGATGCTGGCCCCAGCTTGTAACGCAACAGTAGTGACGCTGGGCCATGCGGCGTTACCTTTGGACTCGTTCACATAGTCCGCGAGGATGATGAGGATGAGTTTGTGCATGCCGTCGACACGATCCGAGTGGATGACCTTTTTGACAAGTTTGAAGCTCATACTCGTTGACCGCAGATGACACATTCACTTGTGCCGTTCTCGCCGATACGCAACCAGTGGTGTTGATGTTCTTGTTCCATGATGCTCCAATTGGAATCCCCCAACCTGCTAGCACAGGCTGGGGGAAGTTGTAGGGGTGGTCGTGCTAGCGACTGTCAGTCAGCATAGTCCTGAAGTTGGGTGACCGATACCCAGACACACAAATCTGTTGTCGCGGCGTGTTTGATTACACCGAGTGAGTAGACCTGTTCGTCGCCGTGTGCGAATGCTCCGGCACGTTGCATGCCGTCAAGTATGGACTTTGCCAGGTTGTCGACATCTTGTTTGGCGTGACGATCCGTGTGAATGTTGATGGTGACACGTAGTTTGCCGTCGAGTGACAGCATGCCGTATTTGTCGTTCCATGCTCCGGCCACAATCTTTTCGTAGTCGACGGTCGTTTTGGGTGTGTAGACGCCGCCGGAACGTGTCATGCGCGGCCTGCCCTTGGGCACTGCACGACCGTCTATACGGAATCTCAGCAGGTTATCCATTGAGTGCTTTTTTGCGTGCTGTGAAGTCGCTGATGAGTTTGGTGGAGTCGCCGGAGTCGACTGCTTGTGACCAGAGTTTATTGAGGTCGTCGAGTGTTGCAGCGTTTTGTATGTCTAATGTTGTGATTTGCGCTGCGTCGGGTGCTCCGCGTTCTGCTTTCTGCATTTCTGTTCTGGATGCGCGGTTCTTGGATGTGGTGAAGTTTGCGGTTGCCAGGGCACGACCGATAGCCGAAGTTTCTGCGTTTTCGTATGCGCTGGTCATGTTTGCACCCGCACCGCCGTCAATCTCAAACGCGAGTCCTGTGCCTCGTGGCCGCAGCTCGTCGAATGTGAAATACACTTCGGCGTAGACGCGCCATTGTTTGCGGTCGCGGTCGGCATCGGTGGTTAGATCGCGTGTGACGATTGCACCGTTGGGGTACTTTTTCCAGAATGCTTCGATGCGTTCTTGGACTGTGGCGTAGTCTGCCAGGTTGAATCTAGCCATGGAATAGTTCCTGCACTTCCTTGTAGTTGTTGTAGTCGGTTATGAATCGTTGTGCTACGTCGATGAGCTGCGCAATCATGGTTTCGTCGCGGTGCATGACCACCCATTTAGGTTCTAGCCATGCTGGGACCATTTCGCCGTCCTCGGTCTGTGAACGTAACAGCCAGGCAAATATGCACTGCTGTGCTCCGGTGACGTGTAACTGCCATTGGACCTGTCGACGGTACTGAATTGGTACCGCCGAACCATCCCAATCTTTGCCAGTCGTTTTCACTTCAGCAATGGTCGACCAGTTATCGTTCAGGCCGTCCGGTGTTGCCAGGTGCCAGCGGTAGTCGCCGTCGCCACAGATTAGCCAGTCGTTGTGTTTGATTTCAAAGCCTGCTGGGATGGCTTCTACAATCCATTGTTCCCAGTCGCGCCCAAACTTCATGTAGGCATTGTCAACTATCTCGTTCTGTTCTGGGAACAGCGCGTTCTGTAATTCAGCGTCGTATCCGGCAGGCCCTGACGCGGCTTTAGCGACCGTGGTAGCAGACACACCATGTTGACGCGCCTTGTACCATTCGTCAGTCAGGGATCGTGCCACCATCCTGGAGTCGGTCATAAATCTGTGCCCCTTTCTCAAGCATTACTTGAGTAAAGTTTGACACAAAGGTCTGACGTTGTATTTGGACTCGGCGACGATGCGCCCGAATCGACGGAATACCTTTTTTGCGTTTGATTCGTTGAAACACCATGTCGTAACCAGTCATGGCTTGGCGAAGTTCGGCAAAGTGTGCGTTGCGCACCTTTTGTTCCGACACCGTCATTTCGGTTCGGAGTCTGCGCAGCTCGTCACGGACTATGTCGACGTGCGGCCACCGTTCAGTCTGTGGATCCATACCAGACAAGTGTGAAGCCGATTACTGCTGGAATCATTGCCCAGAGTTGTCCGGTGAATACTGCCACACCGGCAATGACGCTAATGGTGCGACCTAGGTTGAATGCTTGTTGGCGTTGCATAATGCTCCTCTGCTAGTAGGTGGTGTCACTGTAGCACAAAACAGGGGCAGTCGCCCCCTAGAACGACTGCCCCACCCGACCAGGGAGAAAGGTTAGAACCTAGTCGGGGATGACCTCATGCGTCGGAACCATGCCAATAACCTCGGCTTTACGTTCCTTGACCTTTTCCTTTTTCTCTTTCACAAACACTTTCTCAGGATCAACAAACGCGCCACGTTTATCTTTGATAGCAAAATGCAAGTGTGGCCCTGTGGTTTGTGTGCCGGTGTTGCCGGTCTTACCAATCGGTTCACGCTGCTTCACACGTTGCCCAACACGCACAATAACTTCCGACAGGTGAAAGTAGATGGTTTGGGAATTGTCGCGGTGTTTGATTGTGACATTCTTGCCGGCCCCACAGTTTGGGTTTTGTCCGGCCTCAATCACAACACCACGATCCGCTGCCCACACTGCTTCACCCACAGCACAGTTGTAATCCAATCCAGGTGTAAACGCGCCACGTTTGACGTGAGCTGCAAAGTCGTCGTTTATCTCGGTTGTTTTGACTGGCCGGATAAGGTCAACGTCAATCATAGTTAGCCTACTTTCGTAAGGATTAGGGAAACAAAGACAGCGGCGATGCCAGATAGGCCGGCAAATCCCCACACTTTCATTTCAAGGTTGCGGATGCGCTGCTCATGGTCGTCAAGTTGTTTCGGGTGATCACCAAGACGGATTTCGAGCTCAACAAGTTTTTCGTAAATGCGTTCAAGCGTTACGACTACACCGTCACTCGACATCGCCGTTTATCTTGGTGTTGGCTGCCGGCATAATGTTGAGAATGGCGGTGGCCAGTCCAAGCCATACAGCAATCTGGTCAGCGGTGATGAGACCGTATGCCAGGGCAATAGTGCCGGCGGCAATCAGGATGCGGTAGATGTATGCGCGTGTTGTTTCAGTCATTTTATTGCTCCTTATACTTTGATTAGGTAGTAGTCAATCATGTAGCGTTCAGGGTCGACGTTGCCGTCAATGCCGACAATTCGGTGGGTGGTTGTTGTGCCGTCGTAAACAAGTGAAATGGTTTTGCCCACGGTTAGGGATGACACTGCGGATAGGTCCTCTTGTGCGTTCCAACGGATCCGTGTTGGACGCATAGACGTTGTTGAATAGTCGGCCAACCATGATGATGCGACGGTGTCAACATTATTCGAGCCGCGATAAGACGGCGATGATCCCACGCCACCAGTCCACCCATAAATAAAAGATGTGTCATTTTCATAATCACCGTCATAATAACTACTAATTGATGAGCCAATCCCAAAATATAAAGCGTCTGCCCAAACGAGGTCACCGGCACTTTGACTGCCGCTCGATCGTTGATAAACCACTCTTAGTTGCGCGCGAACAGCAAGTGCCGGACGTGCAACTGGGCCGACACTAACTTGGTACCAAGTATTGGCCGTGGTCAGGTTTACTTTTGTTCCAATAGACGAGGAGATATTTACTTCAGCATCATTGAACCACTCAATTTGCACCCATGCCTGCAAATTGCTTTGCGAAATTGTGCCGCGCAAAGCTTGGGCTTTGAAATAATAATCGACAGTTGAGGTGACAAGTGTGCCGTTTGTTTCTCCACCAGTGAAAATTATTTGGCTTGCACTGGAACCGCTTGACGTGCGCCTTGATCTAATCGCCCAAAGACCGTTATACGTTGTAAAAGGGTTTGGGTCTAATGATGGTTTTTGTCGTCGCACAGCAGTGTCGGCTGAACCAGAAAAACCGTCGTCAGAATACTCGGCGGACGGATTTGCACAAACATTCCAAGTGCTTGTTGGCGGCACCGCAACGTTTGTTTCAAATTCAACCTGGCGGATCCCATAGGCAGTAATTGAAGTATTGTCCTTTTTTTGTTGAGTTGTATCGACCGGAATGCCAACTACATTTTTTCCGTCAATTACCATGAAATTTTGTTGATTGAAACCACCAATTCGAGAGATATCGCCGCCACCGTTGGCCGTACTCGATACTGGTTCTATTCGTGTCCTATTTTTCAACACAATTGTGTTTGCAACGTTTTGTGTCGAATTTTCAAAGTCAATTTCGGTGTAATGCAAATTTCCGGCAGTAGCCAACGCGGTGTCTCTAAACGTGTAACCGCTGGATGTCGGCGTACCATTTTCCCAACGCACAAGATATTGGCGACCAGTCGTAATGTTAGTGGGCAAAACATGTTGACCAAACCACCGACTTGGATATGCCGAACGTGTCAACAAATCAAGATGATCAGCAAACGTGCCCACCATGTCCGTGTCGCCAATATAAGGCTGACCAAGGTCTGTCCATCCGGCTGAAAGAATAGGATTTATAAAAACTGAATCAATTGTCCTGTTGAGTGCGTAAATTCTTTTAAGCGCTTGATAGTATGAACTTGTATCTTTGACGTACGAGCTGCTGTAACCGCCAACCCCAACGGCTTGAAACTGCGAAATGTAACCCACCCAGTCAGCACAAAAAACTGTTGTCAACGTGACCGGTGTAGCAAGTGAAACTGACTGGTCAAACACAATCCGTTGAGACACGTTCTGCACATAACCGGTAAAGAAATACTCCGATGTGCCGTATCTACGCAAACGTACCGCATCACCTACCGCAGGAATTGTGGCCGCATCTTTCAACGTCACGTTCATCGTGCCAACATCAACCTGTGACGTGCCAGGTGGGCCTACACGTCCACCCTCTGCATAGTTGAATCCACCTGAAATGTCGGCGGTACGATCCGTCCACGTAAAGGTTGCTGCCCAGGGTGCAGTCTCAAACTGAATCTGACCGTATAACGGAGCCTCAATAATAGGTAGTGTCATCGTCGTACCCCATTCGACCGGTTGAAGTCTGCTAGGACACGTGCAACTTCACGTCCGGCACTCACGGAGTCGATTGGTGTGTTGAAGTTGATTACGACACCGCCGCGGCTTCTAGGTTGTGGGCCACCGCCACCGCCACCGCCAGTGCCACCGTTGTTTCCGCCATTGCCACCGCCACCGCCACCGGGACCAGTGCCAGTGACGCCCTCATAGAACTTACGTAATTCAGTCGTCCAGTCCATATTAAATTTGGTAATTGCATCCAGAAGTTTTTTGACTTCGCCCAAGAACCTAGCCATGTCACGCACAGCATAAGCCGCACTAATAAACGCTTCAGCAATCGCCTGAACATCCTTACGACCCTGCGGTGTCGACAACCATTTAGAAACCTGCCTGTTGACATCCTCAAGGGCTGGCAACATGGCCTCACCAATCGCATCACCAATCTGATTGAACTGTGCAGTCATTTTTTCAAACGGTGTAGCCGATTCTTTAGCCAAACCCATCACACGTTTCTCAATTGATTTCAAAACCAAATCTTGAGCTTCAAGCAACTTGCCCGACTGCTGCAGTCGAGTAATCTTGGCTTTTTCCGCAGCTGTAAACGTAATACCGGCACGCGTCAAAGCGTTCAGGTTAGCCGTCGGGTCCTCCAACACGCGACCAAGTTTGATTGCGTTTGCTTCCATGTCACCAAAGCCACCAGCAGCCAAGTCAATCGCGGCAGCCGTGGTCCGGTCAAACGTGCCACCCAACTCGTCGGCAGTCTCACGCAACGACTTGAACACCAACAGTTTGCGTTGAACAGCTTTGATTTGCTCATCGTCAATACCAGTGGCAACATTGACCTGATCTGCGTAAGCCGCCATACGCTTCACAGTCTCGTCAGTCGCTTTAGAAATGCCCTGCATGTTCTCCAGCATGAAACGCAGCTGAATGTCGGCTTTGCGCGACTCTGCGCCCATCTGCAACAGCACAGGGATGTAACGGATTGCGGCCAACGTCAAACCAATCATGGCGGTGCGAGCAAAGTTGAACGCTTTAGTTGCCATCGAACCGAACGATGAAGTTTTACCTGCCGCAGTACGTAGACCGGCAGCATACTTACTGGCGTTCATGGCCAGCGTGACAATCATGTTCGATGCAGCCATTACTTACCTCCGATTCATAAATTTGACTATGGCGTTACGTTCTCGCAACGTCAAGTTGTTTGCTTCTGTGACCGAGAGTCCAACACCAGCCACAAGTGCAGCCAGGTTATCCGCCCGATCATTCTTTATTTTTTTGTGTTGTCGTCATCCCCAAACAACTGTGCAAAATCGGTAGGGGTAAGTTTCTCTGCTTCAGCCATGGTGTATTTTGGGTTCTCGCGTCGTTTCATAACCCAGGCAAGTGCGATGCGCAGTTTGATTACCCCGATGCGGTCCTCTGCAATGTCGGAGAATGGCAGCTGCGCGTAATCCTCGATTTCGGCGATTTCGCCTAGTGTGATGTCCTCAAAGTCCATTAGTTTGAAAGCCTTTCTGCTTTATGTATGAGTTCAATCTAAAGTTTAGCAAAGTAACAATGTAAGACTTCTTTTTTTCTCTTGCCTTTACCATGTAGGGGTTGCCTTTGCCTCGTACTGTGGTGCGCCATACTCGGTCGCCGGTCAACGACCTAGTGCCGGCCACGTGGTACGTTCCAAGCGATACTGCCCTGGCATATTGGACGCCAGTCGTCGAACTGTCAACAACACTTCCGGCACCAACCGTGTTTCGCACACGTGCCGAACCTGATGTCACAATTCCACCAAAAACCATGCGAGAGTCCACTCCGCCACTAACCTTGTTTTTGATAAACGCTTTCTTGGATGCGTAACCTCGAACCGTCATTGCCAGGCGACCGGTAATCTTTGGGGCCGTTGATGTTGCTTCACGTGCGATAACAATCGCCGCTTCTTTAATCCATTTCTCGAACAGGTTACGATCCCCACCCATTTCGAGAAACTTTTGACGAGTTTCGTTTAGTCCTTTGATATAGGTACGGCCCTTAGAGTCCGCGAGCAGGTATATACCGTCACGCGAGCCTGTAAGGACCGTACCAGCCATGTCAGGCCTTACGGGGTCGTGTCAAGCGTTACGTCGCCAACAATGTCCATACGGACACCATCGAACGCGAACGTGCCGTCGGGGCTAGCGTCGCCACCGAGCATGAGTGCGCCCTGAGGTGGTAGGCGAACCGTACCGGTGAAGTGCGGTTGTGTTGCCGATGCGGCGGCGTTACCGTGCGGTGCGTAAATGAATGCAACCTCATCACCGGCGTTGGCCCACATTTGACGCCAGAACGATGCGGCAGCTGTGGACTGCACACCGGCCACCGTGAAGTAGAAGTCGCGTCGGCCACCAAGTGAGGCATCGTAGAACGTGGTTACGTCTGCTGATGCGTCCTCGGACTGCATGACAACGCTGCTGAAGTCAGCTGCGTAGTCGACACCGTCGATGGTCAGCGTCAGCGCATTTGCTTTGATTCTTGTCGATGTTGCCATCGTTTGTCTCCTTAGAGTTGAGTGTTTTGGTAAACAGTAATTGTGGTCGAGAGATAGTCGGCACCGCTAATGTCAATCATTTGTGGTGCGCCAACTTGTGATGCAAAGAATCCTGCCGCGTCCGTGATTGCTGCCAGGGTGTCGTCGACCAGGTCGTCAAGTGCGGTGATCATGGTTTCGTTGGCTGCGTTAGCAACAATGAGTGTCACGTCAAAGCCGACCCTGTATGCGCCAAACACGTCGCCTGGCATAACCCAGTCACCTGCCGGAACAAGGATGCCCATGGGTGGTGTGGATCGTTCAGGTGTGAACTCGAACACACGTAAACCAGCACCGGTGAGGATGCTGGTTAGTGCGGTTCGTGCGGAACCAATCATGAAATACCTAAACCAACGTACGGTTGCAACAATGGGTAGGCCCCAACCATCGGGTCGCGTGCTACTCGCACCGCCGAACTGCCGTCAAGGTTTGCAAACTGTGCAATCCCATTTGGGGCAGAACGGCGGTGGAATAGTTCCGATCCACATTCAATCTTGGCGCGTTGCAAAAGGTCTGCATTCACCGCAGCAGTTCCTACGAACTTGCCAACTAAAGCACTAGCTTCAGTCCAACAATCGGCCACGAAAGCGTCGTCGGAGTCAGGTGCCCCAACATACGCTTTTAGGTCGTCGTAAACTGCCATGTGATTATTAGTCCGCTACCGTCTGAACGACCAGCGTGGGGTACTCTGCTGCAACAGCCGTGTAGGTGCTGAGCGAGTAAGCCGTGCTGAGGTTGATCGCGTTGTCCTGCGAGAGACGGAGTGCGCCCGACGTGAACTGGCGGAGAGCCAGCGACGAGACAAAAGCGTCCTCGGTACCGTTGGCAGCGAGCTGCGCGTCAACGATGATGGGGATACCAGCAATCGTGCCACGGAGTCCACCAGGGTTGGCTGATCCGAATGCGCCCATGTTCTCGTTGGAGAACGAGATGACTGGGGTTCCGTCAAGTGCCAGGAGAGCCTTGAACGTTGCCTTGCAGACAACGAGTGCGTCAATGTTTGCACCCTGTGGCTGGAAGTACGTTGCGGCTGCGTCGGCAAGTGCGCCGGCCCATCCGTCGTAGTTCTCGTTTGCACGGACAACGATGCGACCTGCACCGGCAGCAGCCGAAACGGTCTGCGTGTACTTGTTGCGAAGTTCGGCAGCGAGTGCAGTTCCGAGTCCGATTGCTTGTCCACGGAGAACCGAGTCCAAATACGGTACGCTACTGCGATCGATGGCCTGACGTGATAATTCCGAGTAGTTTCCGACGGTCTTGATGTCAACCGAAACGGTTTCAAGGTTGAGCTGGTAGTAGCCCAGGTCATCGCCCTCTGCGGCCTGCTCGTCGGTTCCATCGGTGATGGTGTCGACCTGTGCAAACGTGATTGCCATGCCAGTGGTCGGCGTGACGCCGCGACCAAAAACAGCACCAAGCGGGTTGGCCTGCTCAACGAGACGGATCAGGTTGAAGTCAATGGGTGTGGTGACTGAATCGTCGGTGGTTGCGCCGGTGTAAACGCGGATGGCGTGGTCGTCTCCGTCAGCGATTGCTTTCAGGAATGCTCCAGCGGTGCGGTAAGTCGGTGCGATTGCCTCGACCTTGTTGATGCTGGCGATTTCACGCTCAAGCATCTGGATGGATTCGCGAACCTCGGCGAGGTCTGAATCCATGGTGATGGTTTCTTCCATGTGTTCCCCCTTGGGAGTTGCCGAGTCCGGAATTTCCGGTTCGGATTCGTCACGTACTTCTGTGACAACTGCGCCCTCATACCATGGTCGACTGACCAGACTGGTTTCGAGGACTCTTGCGGACGTAACAATGCGGTTGCGTTGTTCGTCAAGTTTGTAATCATCCATAATGAAGCCAACCGAAAAACGGTTGATAACCCCATCCTCTAAAAGTGTGATTGCGTCGAGGCCGCGCGCCGTCTTAGAAATGGTTGCGCGAATCTCAAAGCCAGCCGGAGTGTGCCGACCCTCAATGATTTTGCCAATCGGTTCAGCCTGATCGTGTTGCCACATCAGTTTCGCTTCAGGGTCCAAAGTGACCGAGTTACGCGCAAACATTTCACCGTTAGACATTTGCTCATAGGGAACCGCGATGCCGGCAACCTCACGTTTTTCTTTGTCGACGACACGGAATTCCATGTCGCGAGTTTCAACTGACTGCACTAAAATCTCCTCCTAGTGTTGGCATGTCCTCAATGGCCCTAACTTCGTCAATCGTCATCCAGCCGGATGCGATTGCAATTTGGTGTGCTTGGTATCGGCTCAACGTGTCTGAACGGAGCAGCGAGTCGACGTTCATTTTGACCATGGTGCCGCGTGTGGTCAGGTGCGTAAGTGCCGACTCAATTTCGATTATGTATTGCGACAAGGTGTAGCGAACAAATCCCATTTGCTCTTGCTCCATGTTGGAATACGTCATGCTGTTGCCGTCGACGGATGCTAGAAGCATGTTTGCCGGTACACCAAACAACCTGGCAACCTGTTGGACGTTCCAAGCCTGGTTCTCGATGTACATGGAATCGCGTGGGTTAAGATATACAGGGTTCCAGGAAAGCCCATTTCCCAAAACGGCTGTCCCATTTTTTGCACCAGCAGTCAAGTTCCAGGCATCCTTTGCGGCCTGTGCCTGATCGGGTGACAACATTTGGTCAGACTTTAAAACACCGCTAGGTATTCCAGAGTCCGTGAACCAGACCGACGCATAGTCGCGTGTGTCTCGTGCGTTCAGCAACTCCGCCTGGCACGACTGAATCGGGCCGAGCTTGTAGGCGTTCCCTGGAACCGACATCAGGCCGCCGTGATACAAGTCGTTCAGTTCATATTTGATAACACCGCGATAGGTGTAATACAGCGCGTTGCCGTAATCGTCAGTCTGAATCATCACATCAAAAGGGTTCAACACTTCAAGGTTGACAACTTCGCCGCGACCATTGCGAGCAATCAGCCAATAAAAGTTTCCGGCCAACGCCATCGAGTTGACGGTTTGTTCCATCCACAGTTCACGCGTCATCTTGATATCAGGCTGACGGATCAACAGTGGGGTGGGGGTCACTTCAACGTCGTCACGGTAGACGTGAATGCCCAACTGCTTCATCGCCGTAGCAATGATAGACACGGAGCGGTAGACGGAAGCCAACGACAATGCGTCGTTGGTTGTGACCCCCGAAGTCGCTGAACGCGGCGGCGGAATAATTCCGAAGCTACGTTCCTCGAATCCGGGCACAAACGAATCCGCGATTTCAAAGGCGCGCGTTGGATTGAGAAAGTCTAAGAATCCCATTGCTTCAACACTACATCTTGTTGTATAAGTCTGTCAAGACCACAACATATAGTGTTTGGCGTGTCGCCTATTGGCAACTATCGCACTGCAACAAATCCATAGGATCCACTGGTATTGCGTAACCGTCTACATTCTCATTTTCCATAGAGAATCAGAATACCTGCAAAGGTTGTTCGCGTAAAGTATCCGCGCCGAACGTCGACAACAATGTGGCCATTACCGCGTCAATCTCCACCGCGCTGTCACGCCTGGAGACACGGAACCCCTCACCAACCATCTTGCGCACAGTCCGCGGAATCTGAATCGACAACAAAGGGTCGCCGCCATGCTGAAGCGTCTTACGCGCCAAACGCGCATAGAACATCGACGATGCGTTTACAACATCCGCCAACGTCGCCGTCTCCGCCGGATAGCCACGCATTTTCAATTCCTTGTATAGATCGCGCAGAGTGTAGCCGTCGACAATAATTGCCCTGGGCGAATGCGTCATCAGTTGACCGCAAACATAGATGAGCTGCTCGAGTGACGGTTTGTTTATGCTGGCCACCAATTCCGTATAAATAACATCGTCGACCTTGACCGACACCGCAACTGTCGCGTGTTCCCAATCCGGTGTGCGATCCACCGCAAACACAAACTCCCCCTGGGGCAACGCGGCCCCAAACGGTCGCTCACACTTCTGCCACAACTCGGCAGGGATAAACGTCTTAGTGCCGGACTGAATAAACCTATTGAGTCGGTAGCGAATGATGTCATCTTTCGGCAGCGCGCGAACATCCGACAACAACAATTTAGGATCTATGCGGCCAGCCTGTAAAGCTGGGCTGGCTTCCATCAGCAAACCGAGCAGCTCGTCATCATCGTCCGGCACAATCGCTTCCGACGCTTCCCAAATCCATGCGCCAAAACGGTCAAGGTCGCCGGCTATCGCTTTGTCTGCGTTGGCATAAAGTCTGTTGAGTAGAGATGAGTTTTCATCTCCTGCAGTAGTGATACCCACGAGCAAAGTGTCTGGGCGAGCGCCTGTTCCCGACGCGAGAGCATCCCAAACTTTGTCATCGACGAGATGGACCTCGTCAACAATGCCAACAGACACAGGGATACCTTGAAGTGTATTAGCGTTAGAAGCTTTGATTTCATATCGACTCCCATCAAGTGTTTTGATACCGCGCGTCTCCGTCAGTTTGCTCATCCGCCGCGACCATGCCGGATTAGACGCAATCACACGTTGCAAACGATCGTAGACAAGTCGAGCCTGTTCCGCCGTCGAAGCCACACCGACGTTGTATGTTCCGGCTTTTCTTAGAATGGCCCACGCAGACAATGCGCCGACGATTTCTGACTTTCCCTGTTGTCTGCTCATGCTGATAACAACGCTACGGAACCGCAGCTCACCGCTTGGCAATAATTCAGTTATCCGGCGCATCAACTCAATCTGCCAATCATCAAACTTGAATCCAGGTGTGGCCACAGACCAAGCCAACTCGATTGCCGGCAGCAGCTTGTCAATGCTCGACTCAAACACATCCGTCAAAGGTGGCGTGTAACGAGTCGGCGCAAACGTCATCGCAACATCAAAGTTTCAAGCTCATCGACCGGTGCGCCATCCGGTGCAGACATCCGCAACATGCGCAGCCCCTGCAAGTAAGACGACGATTTCGCCGCCGTATATTCGTCATCCAACGATCCAGCGGTTGCCAAACACAGGGCCACAATCGCGGCGTGTTCTTTTCCAATCCAACCAAGCGAATCAAGTGTCATTTCGAGAGCGGCGCGATTTGCCGTAGGGATTTCGCGCCATGATGCGTTAGCCATGCTTTTCCTTGTCTGTGTCTTGCGCCAATCCCCAAACCTTTTTTCTTGGCATGCGGCGGCAGGGGGG